TTAGGTCAATATCTACTACATCATTAAGCAAAACACCAACAGGAATAACGCCAGCAGCACCCTGCTTGACGGCAACCTGAGCATTAGCTTGATCCATTGCTGCACCAGATCCATAGGGACTGTTGGCAATAGATACAACACAACCTTTTTCTACAGCGCTTCCGTTATAGAAGAAGGAGATGTCTACATCGAGTTCATTTCTATCAGCTTTTAAAGCCATTGTAATGTCTCCTTAAAAAACATATTTACTTATTAATACTTGCTGTTGAACGAAGAACGTTGCTTTCGAGCCAATCACTAGCGCTAGAACGTAATTCTTCAACTACATCATCGCCAGCATCAGTCAAAGCTGCTTCAGCTTCTTCTTCGGCTTCCTCAAGAATTTCAGCTTCAGCTTCTTCAGCGGCTTCATCAGTTTCTTCAGCTTCAGTTTCTAGAACTTCTTCTGCTTCAACTTCTTCTGCTTTAGGCTTTCCACCTTCTTCTTCATCCTTCTTTTCAAAAGGATTTTCTTCGTCCTTTTTAACGCCCATTTTTTTCATGGCGTTTTTCTTTAGAGCAACAACTTGCTCAAACATTTCGTCTGTTGCTTCAGCAAAAGATTCGAGGATAGCCTCGACTTCTTCTTCTTCAGCACCAGCTTCAACCAAAGCTGCTCTGCGTGCCATGGCCTTAACTTCAGCTTCGTGAGCTTCAATTTTAGCCAGAGCTTCAGCAAGCTCTTCATCCTTTTTAGCAATTGCTTCTTGCAACTCAGCAAGCTTAGCTTCAGCAGCTTCAACAGCGGCTTGGGCTTCAGCGATAGCTTCATCTTTTTCAGAAACAACAGCTTCAAAAGCTTCAATCTTAGATTGAATTTCTTCTTCTTTCTGCTTTGTCATTTCAGTTTCTAGAGCTTTAGCGGCTTCCTTAGCAGTTACCAATTCAGCTTTCAACTCTTCAACCTGTTCTTTGAGAACGTCAGACATATCTTGATTCTCCATATTAATATAAGAGTTACTTAATTCTAATGCCTGCGTTTCTTCAAAAGGGTTTACATCATTGAGAATCACGCTGCGCGGATTTGCGGGATTGCTAACAAGACCTTTTCCAGAAAACGCAATATTCCTTAATAATCGTCCTACCGTATATCCTTCGTACTTTCCACTGCCTCCATATGCTCGAAGGTGTTTTGTTAAAAATGCAGAAGTTTCATCTCTTGATACAACTGCCTTTTCTCCTTCAGGAGATATTACAGCATAATCAAAATCATTAAAAAGGCACTCCATGGAGACGAACCATTTGCCCTCTTTAATCTCTGCAATAAGCTTAGACATCCTTTCTCTTAATTCTGGAGTAGTCCAGCTATTGTAGAGAACCGCACTAGTTGCGATGTCAAACTTATCTATATTACTAATATCTTCTATTTCATTGCCATTTTGGTCAATCACAACGCTTCCAGTTATATGACCAATAATGTCAGCTTCATTGTGCATGAAGTTAAATTGTTTGTCTGAGGGGGTATCTTTAGCGGCCCAAGTTTCTTCTTTATCAAAAACGTCATCGTTTTTGTTCCAGCCGGTAGATACTAGAATAGAGTTAAGGTAGTATAAATCATGCTGATTTTTATTTTCAGCAACAACAGATTCTTTAGCTACAACTAAGTTGCGTATGCTTTCTTTCTGTTCTTTATTTGGTATGTAAAAACTAACAGGAGAAGAGTAGGCAATACTGGCGTTAGCCTTAATCGACTCTTCTAAACCCGAATCTATTTCACTTTGGTATATTTTCATATGTCACCTCAAAAGAATATACACCATAAGACAAAAAATATATAAGTTTTGCTACTCCGTTTTACTCAAAGCGTAGGAAGAAACAGCCATCTTTCTAAGCTCATCTACGTTTGGCTTTCTATTATTTCTATTAAAGAAGTCTTTCTTCAAACTGGACATTAGATTTTTAAAACTCGCAGTTTCTTTTACAGGGTTCTTTAAGAGGCTGTTCAGGGTGTCAGCATTTATTTCCATGAACGGCTCAATGTTGCAGAGTATACACATCTTCAAATGTTCTAATTGATCCATTTCACTTTTTGTTAAAGACCTTAAGCTCTTCTTATCATAATGAGCCAAGATTGCAGGATTAATAATTTCATTTATTTTTGCTTGAGCTTCTCCGGCCCACAAAGACATGCTAGCCACTTCAGTCTGACTAACTATCTGCTTTGGTTTATCTACTCTTTGTTTTCTAGGGCCATTATCAGTAGAATTTTTTGGTCTCCCGTCTTCTGGTCTACCAGTTGGATTAAACTTTTCTCGATCTGGACTATTTTTCTTCTTCAATTCTATTCTCTTTTCTTCCTTCTCTTCTTTTTCTTTATTGATAGACTCTTTATCTCGTCTATCTTTGGGGTCAGTCAAAGGATGATTACCAGTGTCATTAGAAGGAACCAACCCAAAGTCTTCTGGCTGCATAGAATCTTTTGTAAGAGCAATTTTCTCAAGATCATTACGATGTTGAGGATTATGATAAGGGCTTGCTTTTTGCGGCATGACTTCTGTTTTTCTATCCTTTTCTTCTCTTCTAATTCTAATTTTTTCGATTTCAGGAATTTCTCCAAATCTTTCAACTAGAGTTTCTGCACTAATAATGTTTCTATCGGCAAGCTGAATAAGAAGGTTCTTCTCTGACGCTTCATCGGAAAGAACCATTTGATCAAAGTGAATTTTCGCAGGAAGTCTAAAACCCATGGCCTTTTGGACTATTTCTAGTTCTTGATTCCACCAATTAACTAGAACCTGACGACCGTACTCTAGTCTTTCAACAAGGGTCTTAAGGCTTATGAAGTTATTTGTAAATCCTCCACCAGTAGCCGCCATTCCAGTAAGAGTAGGAGGAACACCAAGTCCAGCATAAATATTGGTAAGAACAGGCTCATATTTCTCTTTGCCTAAGAATCTAAATACTTGCGTACTAGATTCAGTAAACTTAAGTTCAGGACCCCATACTAAATCCATTGTTCCGCCACCAACATTACTAGCTAGAATATTCCTTAACTTATTGATTGCAGCTTTTGTTGGAAGAATTTTATTATCTAGATCTCCAAGACTCCACAATCTAATATTAGAAATTGCACCATCAAGAGCTGATATATCAGCAAGCTTCATTTTTTCGAGCATAATGATATCGTCAAGAATCGCAAATATCATTGGATTTGCCCAGACAAGCCAATCATCTTTTTTATAGTAATGTACTGATACTTTTTCTGGGTCTAATGGAATAACACTTTCGCCCTCTTTTATTGACTTAATAATATCTGGAGGTAACAAAGCCGTTATATTTTTATGATAGGGACTATCTGTCATTAATCCTTTGTTGGCTAAACCTCTAACTAACTTAGAGACTTTAAGTGCATATTTTGGTTGTCCAACAAAAGTAGCTAGTTCATCGCCAATAACTTCGATTGACATTGGATTTAAGAAATCAAATTTCCAAGGTATTTCTTTTTTATTTACATTCCTTACAAGAGCTTCCATATCTGGAGATGCAGCACTTTTCAGATCTCTTTCCACTTTTCGGCTAATTTTTGCAGTTCTTCTTTTTACGACTACATTTCCACATCTATATAAAGTATTAAGAAACCTTTCCGATCTTTCGATTCCATTTACTTTGTTGAACCAAGCTCTAAAAAACTTTTCAATTCTTTTGTTTGGGTGAACAATATTGATTCCTTGACCAGCAAAATCAGCCATTAGGTCGATGACATTCCGAATAATTCCAACCTTGTCATAAGCCTGCATGCACATACGAATGGCTTCTTTTTGACGTTTTGGTACAGATTCAGCAGAGCGAAACCTATTGTAGTCTTCTCTAGTGAAACCAGTTCTTACAGAACGGTTTGGCTCAATGTCTAAAAAAGAGCGACGATTATAAGCTACTGACTTTTGAATACCATCATAAGAGTCAATATTATCAGATGTGTCAGAAAGCGCCTGTCTTTTACCAGAGTCATCAGACCAAGTTACAAAAGCTTGTGTTTTTTCTTGGTTTTGTATCGGATCATTGTCGGCCATTGTTCACCTATTCAACTGCAATTGGAATGATTGTGGAATTAATCTAATTGATTATACACCAAACTAATAAACATCTTTCATTCCTTCTGTAAACCAAGCAGGTCCAGCATAGTCAGGACCACTCATATCTCCTTTTAGTCCACCTACAAAACCTCCAATAGTATCATAAACAGGAGGTGGAGGTGTTCTCAATATTTTTCTTGCAGACATATTGGCCATTATTAATGATGAATAACGGTCTTTTCTTAATCTATCTTTTCTACCACCGGGAAGTTTTACTTCAGGTGTATCCCATTTGTCTCTACCAGAAGTTGTTTGACTCATGATGATCATTGAAAGTTCATCCTTTAACTCTTCAATTTCCATCACGCAGTCTTCAAGTGTATCGTATAACCTGTTTTTTAACTTGTCATCAGATATTGCTAAGCCAAGGGTGGCAGAATCAAAGTAAGGGAACAGAACCGTCTTATCTTCAAAGTCTTTCCTTAATCCATGATTAGCTTCTGCAACCCAATCGGCTTTAGCGAATTGAACCATCTCTACAATATGTAATCCCGGTTCACCGTCAGTATCTTTTTCTTTTTTATCGTTTATAGTCGGCCAGATTGGTAATTCGCCTTCTCTAATTTTATCTTTGTCATGCAAAGCTTCGATAATAGCAATACCACCACCCTGAGCATCTAAAGCGATCTCTTGTGGAGGAAATACTCTCATCAAATCTCGTATCTTTCTAGCGCAATAAGAATAGAAATCTGTTTCATCAGCAACTCCAGCTTTTAGCTGTTCTTTGTGCCTGCTTCTATTCGTAGTCCAAGAGTACACAACACGACTATGATCTTCATGAACTTCCATGATAACTATAGAAAAGTTGTCAACTTCAGACGCAGGGTCAATGCCATAGACATATCTACAGTTTGGATTGCCTCTTAACACAGCCTGAAAGCTGACTTCACCACTCGGAAGGCTAATTGGGTTTTGCGGAGATACAACGCAGGACTCAATGAGAGAGCGTTTAAAGAACCCATTGCTATCTGTGGAGAAACATGCTCCGAACTCCATTTGGTAGATTCCTGAGTGAACTGTAGCCTTTGAGCGAGCAACCTGAGCAGCATCCATGAAACCTTCTGGCAAAAGTTCAAAAGGAACTCTAATGATTGAATATTGTCGCCAATCAAAACCAGCAGGAACTCCATCTTCTCCAAATAGCTCACCTAGTTTCTTAGGATCTCCTTGGCTTGTTATAAAACTCTTCCACTTTTTCCAATACTCAGCAAAATGATTGAAGTCGTAGTAAGCTGTACCAGAAAGAATAATTTGGTTTGCGCCTTCTTCGTGAGCTTCTTCTTCGTCTTCAGACAACTCACCAAGCTCGATAGCTTTCTTTTTAGCTGCAATTCTTCTAACGTTTTCAATAGGAGATGCACTAACAGCAGCAAAACCAGCAACAACATTTTCAAATATCTCACGAGGTATAGATGCAAACTCGTCAGCAATAATATCATTAGCACGTTGACCACGAATCTTACTACCATCACCAAGAGGCAGGCATGTTATTTGACTGTCGCCAATCTTTAATCTACACATATCTACATCTCTTCTTGGGCCACCGTTGCCTCCAACGATATCTCTAAGCAAAGGAGAATTACGCCATACACTATCCATATATTCAAATAGAACTTTAGATTGACGGAAGGCAGCACCAACGATAACTATCTTTCTCCCCGGCATTAGCAGCGCTCTAAGAATTGCATAAACAGAAAGTATAAAAGACTTACCAAAACCACGACTAGCAATAAGCATTGGAAACTTTCTTGACCACATTTCTTTAAGCATCAATGCTTGAGTAGGCAAAATCTCTATATTTAAAAGCTCTTTACACAAGAAAGAAAAATAGTCAGGATTAGTCATCAACCAAGTAAGCTTAGTTGTGAACTCTTCTTCTGTTGGTAAGCTAAATGGATTAATTATTTTAGATTCATCTACATTTATGTTTAACCAAGCGTCATTGATAGCTCTTATATTATCAGTATGACTGTTCACGTAGAGATATCTCCATTTTTTCGTCGAATATAATCATAGCTCTTTCTTCGGCTGTTTCTTTATCTCCAGAAAAGACTACTTCAACATTATACTTCTCTTGGTACTCACATAGCTTTTTCCACATAAACCTACCATTCATTCTTACGTACTGTAAGTTCTTTTTCGGTATACCAGAGTTTTCTGGGAAGTTCATGAGGTCATCTATAGAGAATTCACAGATGATATACTTCCAGCGAAATTTAGACATGCGTTCCATTTCGGCCTCAAACGCTTTTCGCTTTTTACCAAGATTCATTGCTAGTTCGCCAGTACTAGCTTTTCTTTCGATTACTAAGTCTTTCTCAAGACCTCTAACTGTGTAGTCTCCGGTCTTCAAACCCCATCGAGCAACAGCTAAACACTTATTAGAAGAATTAAAGTCCCATCCATTCTTCTCTCGTGTGTCTTTTAAGATTACATATTTCATATTGTTTCACATTTTTTTATAAAGTTGTCAATCAGTAGACAATCTTTTATGTCTTTTTTTCTATTTAAAATAGATTTAACTTTTTTCATAACTTCAAGAGTTGCAAACTTAAGTCCTCTATAAACAAAATAATAATTTGGATTAGTCATCAATGCATAGTCTGATATTTCGCCCCTAAGATAATTAGGTTTTTGCGAAACTATGTCTGTACTGACTCCAAGTTTTTTTGGGTTTTGGTCAAATCCTTTTTCTTTTCTTTCTTGCTCAGAAAGACAGAAATCAATATCTGTAGTTTTTCTCAATCCAAATAAGTCAAGAGGTGTAGACCCGACAACTATTGAGTCTTTAATCTTATATTTATTTAATGTAAGTAGATAATCTTTTAACAATGAGTCAACTAATTCACTTTCTTCATTCATTGTCTTTATATGAAACAAAGTGTTTTGGTTTAGAAAAACATTTAGTAAGGAATTTTTTTCTTCAATTGAGTCAGAAGCATGTACAGTTATGAAATCCTTTACACTTACAAACTGACTTAGCTCTTCTCTTATTTCTTTTTTTATGTCTTGTTTTTTCTCTGTTGTATTTGCCTCAGCAAATAATATTAAAAAATGATGACTTTTGCCCTGTTTTATGATATTGTATTTTTTTAAAATAGAGCAGTTATCTCTTTTGTACACATCTACTCGGTCATTGGAATACATTTCCCTTAGTAGATTCTTAAGTTGCCAGTCTTCATCTAGATGTAGATTTAACTCATGTTTTATTTTGTACTGTGAGTTAATCTTTTTTTTGATTTGATCAGCATGACCAACTGCTGGCGGAAAGATTACGAATACACGAGCCGTGTCTTTCAG